TAATTTTAAAAAAGATCAAATAAATACTTGACAAATCAAGTAAAAACTTGATATAATAATAACTGTCAAAAGGATACAAGATATAAATCAAGTATCTAATTGATATTATATCATAATTTGATTTTAAAACAAATCAAAAAATAAATCAAATAAATGCTTGACAAATCAAGTAAATACATGATATAATATAAACAAGTTAAGAGAGAGACATAAAAAACAAACCACATTGAGTTGTCGGTAGTTTTCAAAAGTCAATCAATTAGCAACAACTTATAAACAGTCTTAAAAAGGAGAGTCAAACAAAAGTAAATCTTAAAAATAAATAAAACGGTTGTACATGATGAAATGTACATAAGGATAATGAAAAAAGGCTTTCAAATGCTGGTAACATTCAAAAGCCCATAGATAAGTATAAATTATACTTAGCCCTAAACAATCTAAGTATAACATATCTTAAAAAGTTTTGTCAATTCTGATAAAACAAAATTCATTTTTTGAACGGCAGACAACTAAATAGTTTGTCTTGCATGATGATATATGATAAACCCTAGATAATAGCAAGGTGGTGCTTGCGGGGTTTTGATAAGGCAATAGCCAACGTGGTAAGTAATAGACAAGTGTCAGAGTAGGGAATAAACCGTGACCATAGGGAACACTTGCAAGGAACAACAAACAAAACTTATATATTTGTAATATATAAGGGATAACTTAACATTGAACGGATCTAAACTTAAGGGTATCATTTTTTGATACTCTGTTTTTTTGTAACAAATTGTAGCAACTCTTTTCTTGTCTTAGAGTAGAAAAGACATGGTTCAAACTTTAAACAACTTTTTAATGGTTGTTAGTGCTGATTATAGCACAATGGCAAGTATATCAATTAGTAGTATATTTGTATTTATAAATGAACGCCAACGGCTTTTACCCTAGTAGTTAGTAATTTGTATACAAATTATATGAACATTGTTCACTGTCTTGCATACCGCTTTAATCGGCATTATAGAACTATTAAATTTTAAAATCTTATCAAGTCTGATAAGTAGAAAGAAGGAAATTATGAATAAAAATAATTTTATGCCAATTGTTGAAAAAATCTGTTCTTTCCCACCTTCAGCACTAGATCGCACAGAAGAAGATGGTAAAGAACTGTTAAATCTTTGTAGAACATTGATGGACATGGTTAATATTCCATCAAATGCAGAAATCTATGAGATCCCTTTGATGAAAAACAATCAAGTTGTAATTTATTTCTTCTTAGAAAATGATGATGAGAAAGAGTATTGTCTTAATGCTGGTCATTGGTTAGATGATACAATTTCCATGAAGCTAGAAGCATATGGGAAAGAAACGCATGAATACGATATTGAAATGTATACAGCATTTGAATCTTTGCCATTAGATTATTTTGAGAATCATGAAAAAGAAAGTGAAAACACAAAAGTTGTAAGATTGTTTGAAAACAAATTAAACAATGAAGGATCTTTATTTTTAAGTCCTTCAGAAAAAAGAAATATCGGTAGAGTAGGTGTAAAAGCCTACTACGGTATGTTGAAAGTATATAAAGCATACAGCCCATATACAAGAAACGTGTATGGTGTTAACTTTACACAAAATGAGTATATAAAATTTATGTACTCTGAAAATAACATTGGCAATTGTAAACATTGCCCGGAGAATAACGGCGGTAAAGGTTTACACCCTTGCAATCAACCGAATTGTTGGGTATCTTGCCATTGTAACCAGTAAACCAAAGGCACGATCTAAAAAAGATTGTGTCTTTTTTATTGTAACTATTTAAAATCCCGCTTTTATGTAGGGTAACTTAAGAAAGAAGGTATATTATTATGAAAAAACTAACAATCGCAGAAAGAAGAGAAAAAGAACTAGATATATTAATTAGTTATAAAACTAGCAACCCAACACCAGCGGATTATAAAGAAGCACGTAAAATAATGAATTCTTATTATCGTTTGTGTGGATTAGCTAATAGGAATTTAATGCTTACAAACAATGAAAATACTTATAATCGAGTAAGCACTCATAAGAGTGAAGAACGAGAAAGTAAATGGTTTAAACGATTACAAAAAACTTTCAAAGAAATCTATGGACTAGATCTTTTTTATGTGTCATGGTATCCATTAATTGGTGCAAAAGATACAACAAATGGAGGCATACAAGAATTAGTTCATGCTATTTTCTATAATTAGATTTAGAAAGAAGGTATATTATGAGTATTACATATAACAAAGAAATCAACAAAAAAATCAGAATCTATTTAACGGAATCAATCAAAGATTGGTTAGAAGCACACGAGTATGATAAAAAGGACTGTGAAAACAGTCCTTTTCTTACTTACTGGAATATCATAACAGATGAAATCAACGGCGGTATTTATGATAAATACACCAACTTTGAAAAGTGGAAACATTTCCACATGGGGTTGCGTGGTTTTGGTGCTGATATTTATTGTCTATACAAAGATGATGAAAGAGTATCAAGTATTATCATGAAAGACTGGACTGGAAGAGAAGTTGTTGACGTGGAAGAAACGGCAAACTTAATGGATTATCTTTGCTTTAGGGAGTTTAGAAAGCTACTTAAAAAAGAAAGTAATATTATTATTTAGGAGGTTAAGGCAATGAAAAAATCATTTTTAGAGTTATTAGAAGAAGAAAAACGTGTGGTTTTTGATATAAAATATTTTAAAGATTCCGCTATTGATTTTTTGAATAAAATAGAAACAGAAACTAATCTGGAAATAAAAGAAACTCACAAAAGAATCGCTTCTTGCTATGAAGAAAAGGTAATTAAAGCAGAAGAAAATCTTTTACAAATTAGAAAAGAAATGAAACAGTATATTTCTTTTCTTGAGACACTGTAAGCACATAAAAGGAGTGTTTTAAAATGGATAAGTATTACTTATATAGAAACCAGGAAACATGCTTATTAGAAGTGCTAGTGGTTAACAAACTGTTAGCACTTTTCAATATCTCAGATGATAGGGAAAACGGATCTAGTTTTTCGGATTATATTCAAGATAACATTAGGGCTGGACTTATCCAGTCTTTTAATGTGTCTGATAAGATGGATTCATATATTTATGAATTGCCGGCATTATACCAGGAATATATCTTACAAGAATGTGAGAAGGTATTCAACGGTATTTCATGGATTGACACACAAGAAGAACTTAAGAAAGTCGAGTGTGAAAAACTAACCAACCTAACCGACACAATTGACTTAATACAGTTTTTATAAGTCGAATATTATAGACAAGTCAAAACACGGCTTGTCTATTTTGTTGAACCTATAAATGGAAATAAAGTCCCGTAAAGGGCTGGAGGAAAATACAATGAATAATTTTTATAGAGAATTCAAACCAGGAACACAACTTATTAATCTAATTGATATGTACGGTGTCAAGATCGTTGGAAAAATTGGAACATGGGAAAGTAGCTACGTTCCCAAAACTGATGCAATTACATATCTAAAAATCATTAAGAACGGAACAACGATCTACGATCACAATTTAGATGTCAATCGTTGCATAAAGTATGATGAATGGGCACCCGATAAACTGGAGGCGGTTTGCTGGTTGCTTATGGAAAATGTTGACGCAATCGACATTGAAAACATTATGGATAGACTTATTCATAATGAATTATCACTCGACATTCATCATATGAAAATGTGGAAAAAGCAAGAACGCAAAAAGGAAGAACAAAAAGCCTTGCACGAACAAAGAGAACGAAATAAGAAAGAAGGGTGTATCCTACTGGAAAAACATGATCTGTATTTGTTTGACGGTGTGAAAACACCTAACAATGGATACCAAACAATGGTACTCAGATTCCATAATGACAAGTTTAAAGAGTCATTCTTACACGCCTATGAGTTATACAAGAAAGATTCAAGAAATAAAACGGTAGGCGGTTACATGGACTTTTTGATCCAATATCCAAATATGGAGGATGCAAAACAAATTGACATTGTTTACCGTTCTAATGATTTTATGAATTGGAATAATTTAGATGATATTAAAACAATATTGTCATTGGCTTAACCAGGAGGAAAGAACAATGGAAAAAATACAATTACATAAACCACAACCGATAGATATAGCCGTTGCGATTGTAGGAATTGCAATGGCTATTATTGCGTTTATAAAGATCCCGCAAGCCTTTATATTAGAAGCGTTGTTGGTAATGATTACCGCTGTCTATATGCTTGCTTGCGTTGGATTTTTTGATGATGATACAGATACAGAATAAGAAAGAAGGTAAATGATTATGAATTTTGAAAAATATAGAGAACTTGACACAATTAAATTGCATGGGATTTCTGCCGACATATTTCAAGAGAATGAACATGGAGAACTTATTGATCCTTTACGTGGAAAAGATGCAGACTGGTTAACGGGAAAATCCACATTAGCAAAAGCGGAAAATTTCAATTTTGAACAATTCGTTCTTAATGAAATCAATCAGCATTTTATTAACAATTTAGAAGCAAAAGATATTTGTATTTGTGGTAGTTGCTTTTCTTTTTGGAAACAAGAAGATGATGATGGTTTAGAAGATGATAATGGAAAATATTTTGTATCCTATGCCGTTAGTATCACAATTAATGGAAAATACATAGATGAAGAAGATTTATACGAACTATTTCCGAATTTTGAATATTAAGAAAGAAGGTAAACACACAATGAGAACAAAACAGAACAAAACAATCAAGATCCTATTAGCTGTAGCACTCATGTTTACGGCTTTTTTAATCTTTGGAAATACTGTACACGCAAAGACAAAAAGAAGCACGTACAGAACGATAAACGGCATTTATAACAGTGACGGCACAATTGACACGGCAGATGGTTATTGCTGGAAAGTTCGCAAGGAATCATATGCCTATCCAGAGACTACCGTTGTAACTGTAAAATTCAATACTCACGGCACTAGAAACAAGCTCGATGATTCGATCGTAAAGATCAATGCAAAGAATAGAAATATCCAGCTTGTAAACGATTATATACGCAGAAATTACGATCTAAACGCCTATAAGGTAAAGTATATCAACACTAGAAAATTAACGGATAAAATGATCCGTGAACGTGCCACACGACATACGATTTACGTGGAAATTATTAAAAGTGTTTCTGCTGGAGGTAGACATGGAACGTATGGAAAAAACTACTATATTGCCTATAACAAACGTGTACGCAAGGGAAAACACATAACAAGCTATTGTGTATGGAATCCTTGCAATAGTTATTGTGATGATGTAGAAGTCGTGGCAGATAATGGAAAAATCAGATAAAAAGAAGGTTGGAAATTATGACAACTGTTACTATTTACAGAAACAAAAGAAACGAGAACAAATATATAGAAGTCCATAACGATGGATATTATCACAACTCAGTAAAACAGTTTATGCAATGGAAGAAAGATCACAATGGGAATCAGCTTGCTAAACCTATCAGAAATGAAATGGGCGATCGAGTCTTACATAGATGGAAAAAAGCAAACTTGATGACGTTACTGGAAGATTATGAACTGATTACGGCTTAGAAAGAAGGTATGGAAATTATGAAAGATTATAGAACGATTATTGATAATGATACAGTAGAAATGTTTTGCACGACTTTAGATGATTACTTAGAAGATAGTTTTGAAGGCTGTATGTTAGATAACTATTTCTTTGATATTGGAAATAACAATATGAAATGGGGCAGAGTTAAGCTAAGAAAGTACGTGATGATCTTAGAAAAGGGCTTGAATGAATGGTCAAGTGTCAACGAACTGTACATGACAGATAGCGAAAAGAAGTATAGAGAACTGTTAGATATGTACTATAAGGATCGTGAAGAGTATGAGAAAGAAAAACTGGAAACGGCATAGAATAGGAGGTATGGAAGATCATGAGAACAGAAATCAAAGAAGCAAAAACATATTATATTTCAGATGATGGAATTTATTATACAGACAAATGGGATTGTATCCAGCATGAAAATTGGATCAAAGAAGATAATAGAAGAATAAATCTACAAGAACGCTGGAATAAATTGATTAACTCTTTACCAATGAAGCAAGGCGAATGTCCAGTATATCAAGAAGCAAGTACAGACTACAAATATACATATGTTACCATTAAAAATAAAAAAGAATTGGAAAAAATAAACGATATGTATACAATAGCAAGTCCATATCATCACAAGGTAGAGTATACGGGTAATTTCCCAATGATTTTAGTTATGGAAACAAATACGGAACTTTATATGGCTGATCTTGAAAAAAGTCATGTGAGATTATGTACATTAGACCATATTAAAAGTGAAACACTGTGGTATTGGAAAGAAATGGGATACGACATAACAATTACAAAGAAAGATAACCAGGAGGAACAATAGATATGATTGGAAATAGATATGAATTGAAAAAAGATGAAGCAGAACTAAAAGAAATTGAAAATGATCTTGCAAAATATCTTAATGTGCCATTTGTAAAATGTAGCTACGACAATGTAAATAGTCATAAGTATAAAGATAAGAATGAAATTGAATATAGAAATAAAGAAGCAATGGAAACTGGTTTATATGATATGTGTGATTACATTATTAACTATGAAAAATACAATACGCTAGATGGCTATAAACAAAATAATGGCGGATACGATGGGGAGGTGTATGAATTGTTATATCTTAAGGGAAATGGAAATTATATTGTGATTACAAATATCGCAGAATGATTTATAAGAAAGAAAAGGAGATAAGATAGAATGGAAATTTTAAAGATGACAGAACGCAAAACAGTAGTAATTCAGACAATTGAGAAGGAAGAACGAAATACTTTTGATATTGGAAAAATCAAAGTATCTGCCTTGCCACCGATTGCAAAACGTGATCTTATCGCAGAACTTAAATGCAAGGGCTTCTGCGATGGAATGATTCACACGGCATTGCAATGTAGACTGGAAGATCTAAAGGACTATGTGAACGTATGGAAGTATGTGGCGTACATCTTAGCGGTAGAACTGATGGAAAGATTATAAGAAGGGAGTTGGAAATTATGATAACAAGAAATACATATCCCGATGGTAGAACGGAAATTTTTTGTGATACACCCGATGAATATAATGATTTATGCTGTGAGTTTGATCTTGAAGATTGCGGAGCAAGTGGAAAATACGTTGGATCTAGTTGGAGCCGTGATGATAAGAACAACGTAGATGTTTATTTTAAATATAAAGAAGAATAGAAAGTAGGTGGAAAGAATGAGTCGCAGAACGACAATGACAGCACTTGTGTGCCACGTAGAACGCAAGTATAACACGTTATACTTTACGGAAAATCCGCCAAACGCTGGAATTGACGATGATTTGTTTGGCTACAAATATTTCTTGCTATTCAAGAACACGTTCGGAATTTTTCGGAAATACAGAACGCAAGAAGAAGCAGTCAACGACATGACGGAAATTTTAAAAGAAGATCCAGCTAATCTATTCAACTTCTCTGTATGCCGTACATAGTTTATTACATAGCCAATTAAAGGCTTTTACTGTCTGTAATGAAGCAGACTACACCATAACGGAAAGACTCGACTATTGAAGCTAATAGTTACTTTATATGAACGGAAAGACTGTACTACTGGTTGATGGTAGTGACGTATTGGAACGGAAAAACGGTGGCGTATGGTAGATAAAAGAGTGCTTTTATCGGTGGGTTCAATTTCCACTCCGCCACTTCACACGATGGAAATTATCGTGTATAATATAAGAGAACAGTTAACTTAAAATCTGACCGCAAGGCAGTCAGTTCCTAAAAAGGATGGTGGAAATTATGAAGTACAAAGAACTTATTATGACAGAACAATCTACTGGAAAGAAAACGGTGCTTTATGAGAATGAAGAGTTCAAGAACTTTGATTATCTAAGTAATCTTATGATGAAGTATGGGTATAGCGAGAATGATTATGAAAACCTTAATGATGATATTATGAGTGGAATTGATCACTTTGATGTTATGGAATATGGAAACACAATCGAAACACTTTTATTTGAATATATTAAATATCCTGAGTGCTTTGAGATCCATAAGATTCCTGAAATGCCTGATGGATTTACAAAAATCACTTATCATGGTTATACAATCAAATTAAATCAATATAACTGTGATTGGTACTACGGGAAGAGTTCTGACGGAAGTTTATGTGTGACAAGCACTAAGTACGATTGGAAAAAATACGACAAGATCAAGATACTAGTACAACGTGATTATTACGGAAAATTTGAAGAAGAATGGTGGAATATTGTTGACGACAACGGAAATCTTATAGTAAAAATCATGGATGATGATATGGAAAAAGCTGTCGCAGATATTAAAGATAATCGTGATCATGCAATGGATTTTGAAGATTGGCTATTATCAACCGATGCAGAAAAGTGGGACGTTGAATGGACTCAAGAAAATTATGATAAAGATAGGGCAGATGAGATTATCAGAAATGCTTATAATGACTACCTTAATATGCACTGGAAATATTCATGGTTGGTTAGAATAGTAGCGGAAAATATGATCAAGAAGGGAATGTAGGTGGTAAATTATGTTTGATTATGAAAGAAAAGAATTTGAAAAGAATGTGGAAATTTTAATGGAAGATCGTTGTACACGAAAAGAAGCGGAACGATTGTTAAAAAATAGCACAGTAGTATATGAATTGAAAGATTTTACAGAACATTTTGGTCAGTTTATGGAAGATTGGCAAGAAGACAAGGAAGGAATTGAAGCATATAAGAAGATGCTTGAAACTAAAAAACCGATGAGTGGATATAGTTTTGTAGAATATAATGGAAAAGAATATTTGATTAATTATTGTTTATAGACTAACGGAAAATTAAATAAAAACAAAGTAATCTAGGAAGATGCAGAAATGTATCTTCCTTTTTTGATGGAAAGAAACGAGGTAAGAACGAATGAAAGTTAGTAAAGAAGAGTACGAAAGATTAGATTTTGAGGACTTTGTGGAAAAATTAAAACCACAATATGACACATTATGTAGCTTAGAAGATATGAAAAATGCTTGCGTTGATGCAGTTAACGTGATGGAAGTTAGCCTTGCAATCCATATATTGGAACCGATTGAGGAGTACGGTGTATGGTATTACGACTACGATAGAGAAAAGGGTATGCAGTATGTACCGCAACCACTGTCACAGAAAGAAGATCTTGTAAAGGCTGGATACTTAGAATTAGTTGGATAATAAAATGCAGATTTAATTACTTTAAAATAATTAAAAAAGTTATTGACGAGCAATTAAAAAAATGATATTATATCATTGTAAGGAGTGAAAGAAATGGCTAGAAAACCAATGTCGATCCAAATCGAAGAAACCTTACAAGAAAGTTTTAAGCGGAAATGCAAGTGTAACGCATTAAAATATAGTGATGTTGCAGAAGCATTGTTACAGTCGTACGTTGATGGAAAAATTGACGTTCAAGTAGAAATGAAATACACTGTAACGCCTAAAACCTTGTAAAACAAAAAAAGGTGGCAAGCTGGAACTTACCACCAAAGAATGTGTAAAATATCTTCCACGAATGGAAAGATATATACCCAATCCGAACAAATTGAGTATATATCAAATTATCAATTCTTTCAAGTGGAAATATTCATTTTCACATATTCCAATTTGTTTTAATAGCACATTGAGAATTGAATATCTTGTATTTAGTAGGTACCTGAGAACGGAAGCTACGAAAAGCCGAAACATCTAAAAGCTGTGAAGTATACAAGAGTGATGGAAATTATATTTTTACAGAAAGGACTTAGATAAGATGGAAACAAACAGTATTAAGATCGGAGAAAATGATTTACAAGTCAAAGAATGGAATGGGCAGAGAGTTGTTACATTCAAAGATATTGACAGAGTTCATCAAAGACCTGACGGAACGGCAGGGAGAAACTTTAGAAAGAATAGAAATCATTTAATTGAGAACGAGGATTACTTTAAAGTTTGTCCCGACGAAATTCGTCGACACAACATCATGTATGTTTCTGAGAGATTACATCAAGATATTGTGCTTTTGACGGAAAGCGGTTATCTGTTAATCGTGAAATCATTTACCGATGATCTTGCATGGGATGTGCAACGGAAATTAGTTAATACATATTTTAAGTTCAAAGAAACAATGGAAAATTTACAGCCTGTTGAGAATGGAATGGTTTTATCAACTGGAAAATTTGAAGAAGCAGTAGAAAGCATTGTATCTTGTGCAGACACATTTAAATCTATAATTGATTATTCAACGATCAATTATAAGCAACAACAGATTTTACTTAAGACAGCCAGAATGAGAGTTGCGGATCTTTTAGGTGGTGCTAAATCACCTGAGTATAAAGAAAAGAGTCGAACGTACTTCAAGAACTTATGGCAGAATTTTTGTTATAAATTTGGGTGTGGTTCTTATAAAGACCTTAATCCGCAATACATGGTTGGTGGAATTGCAGAGTTATGGATTTTACAATGGGAATATAAACAACATAAGTAGAATCGGAAACAATTAAATAAAAATACTTAGAAAGCGGTATCTATTATAGGTATCGCTTTTTGAGTTAAAAGAAAAGTTTTATCGCAGAATAGGAGCGGAAATTATGAATACAGAAACAAAGCAGGAAATTATCGGAATTGTTATGTGTCACGGAGAGAATGATTATGGATACTGGGGAGGCTTTTCCTTGACAGAGGAAGAGGAAGAACAGATTTATGAGATCCTGATGCGACATGATACAGAAGGATGTTCTATTAGAGGGACAAGAAATGACATTGCAAACGAGATTAGAGAATAGGAGAGTGATTAGTTATGGGAAACAATGAAGTAAAAAGAATCGCAAACATCTTATTCAATATGTCTTTAGACATGGGCTATGACACGTTTGTAGATGATTATAAAGAAGATATGGAAATGTTGACTGAAAGCATTGGAAAATTATCTAAGGCAAATGATCCACTGTTTTATGTATTGCAGAATATTGCAGATAACAACGCAGATATGGAAAATAGATTGGTCAATGCAGATGGATCTATTAATTAATAGAATGTCAATTTTATTGTAGGAAGGATAGAAATAATCATGAGAGTTTTAGTAGAATCAAATTATGGAACAACGACCAAACCAGATGGTCTTGGTGTAGTATGTAAATTGGTATGCAGCCCAGACTCAAAAAGAAATTTTTATTGGTATGGAAATGATATGGAATTAAATAGTAGCTTAGGTCCCGACATCCGACAATGTGGAACACGAGAAGAATTGTTGGAAAAATTAAATAGACGAAAGAAAAATTATGAAATACGATTACAAAATCTTTCTTCTGATTTATTTCTTAATCAAAAAGGCAAAGTGGTCTTTGAGAACTGTCTTAAGCAAGATATTCTTATGTATAAGACTTTTATTGAAGCACTAGAAAAACAATAGGAAGGATGGAAATTTACATGAAAAAATATATAATAGATGTTGTAGAAACATATAAGAGATCAGTTGAAATTAAAGCAGAAACAGAGGATGAAGCAAGAAATATTGTAGCGGAAAAGATTAATACAGGAGATATTGATATTCCTTGTGATGGCGGTGGTTACGACTATGAGTACGAGTTATTTGCAAGTGAGGTAGAGGAAAGCGAAGTGTAATTTTTATGGACTGTTTACTACAGTCAGAGAAGATGATGATATATACATATTAGTTGAGATACAAGACAAACAAAAAACTTAAAGAACAGAGCAAAGGAGAGTAAATTATGCCATTGGTTTTATTAGTAATAATTATATTTATCGTTCCAGAGGACACTTTGGAATATATGTTAGGAGCTATTTTAGGTGGTGGTTATGGAATTTTAATGGTTATAGCATTTGTTGCTATTCTGTATGGGATTTATAAGTTCTTTTCTGATCTTTGGAATGGAAGATAGAATGGAAAATATTATTTGACAAAGCAGATTATATATGGAAGGAGTTATGAATATGAATAAATTCAAGCATTATGGGAAAGATGTATGGGTTCAGACATTTACAGAAACAAACTGGGTAGATGGACTAAAGAAAAACGGATTAGAATATGTAGCACTTCCAGATCTTGAACATGAAGTATATAAATATGTTAAGAATGGAAAAGAGAGGTATGCTCTAATTCATTATCCTGATGTACCTGAAGAAGCATTACAAGAAGTATATATAATAGAAAAGATTCCTGATGATCTTAGTTGGGATAACATAATAGAAGATTACAGACAGCAGAGTAGAGGATATGAACCGATGAAACTGCCAACACGAGCAAGGCTATTGTATGATAAAGCCGATCACATAGCATATGAATTGGAAAAAGAAGATCCCAATTTTGCTAAAAATTTTTGGCATAGACCTACAGGATATATTGATCCTAAACGATTTAAGTCGGCTCTTACTTTGCTTGGAACAAGTATCGAAGAACTAAGGGAAATGGATCATTCCGATACGCCAGAAATTGATGAACTAGAATTAGAATGAATACAAATTAATATAGGTAACTAGGACACTTATGGAAAATTCCAGAGTGTCTTTTTTAATACAAATTTTTACATAAGAAAGGTGGAATTAATTATGAATCTAAACGAAATGGAAATCCCTTGCGATCCAATTTTGGACAAAGCAAAGAGGGATGAGTTGGTGCAGAACACAGAACTTTTAAAACAGGTTACAATCAAGCCGATCCCGTGGCTTCCTGGACGAGATTATATTACTACAGAACAGGTAGCACGATTCTTTGATGGAAATGTTGACGAGGTTAAGAGGTTGTGTACGAAGTATCGCAAAGAGTTTTTAGACGATGGAATGGAAGTTAAGACAGTACAAGAGATCATTGACGGTCAGGACGCAACAACGGAAAAACAGAAGGGAAGAATCATGGTAACGTATCCGAACGGATTGAATATCTCATTCGGCTATAAGGGTGCTAAGGTGTTTACTCTTAAATGTTTGATCAGGTTATCTTTACTAATGGAAACTTCAAAACTTGCCGAGAGCGTGAGGTATTATGTTTTCATTAATGATTATATCACGATAGAAGAGCAGAGAGAACAAGAGCAGGTAGAGGCAGGTGTGCAGCTTGTAGACACAACGGAAATTTTAGGTAGAAGAATTGACTTATACAGAAGCATTGAAGATCCGTTATTCTTGGCAAGAGATGTTGCAGAATGGATTGATTATAGTAAACGTCCTGATGGAAGTTATAAAACAGATATGATGTTACAGGTGATTGATTCAGAGGAAAAATATAAGACCAAAATCTTAACCGCCAATAATGTTGGCGGGTCAAATTTAGGTCAGATTGATTCTACGGGAAAGACTATTAATCCATTTTGGTTTCTGACAGAAGATGGACTCTATGAAGTGTGTATGCAGTCACGCAAGCCGATTGCAAAACAGATGAAGAAACAGATCAAAGAATACCTTAGAAACATCCGTAAGACAGGCGGTGCAGTTGACTTTGGAAAAGAATCACAGTTTATTGAACACTATTTTCCATCATTCTCTGAAGATGTCAAGCTTGCAATGGTAACGGATCTGAGAACACAAAACAAGGAACTCAAAGAAGAAAATCAGAAGCTACAGAATGATAATAAGCTATTAGCAGCGGAAATTTTGACGTGGGATGATCGCAATAAGATGAACGCTGGTATTAGGAAATTAGCTGCGGTTACAGGAACACAGTTCTCTGTTATGTGGAACGAGCTGTATAAGAACTTACAGTATAAATATCAGATTGATGTTAAGAAACGTGGAAAGAAACCATTTCTACAGTGGATTCAAGAACATGAATGGGATAAGGTACTGAAAGTCTTTTGTGCAATGTGTGAAGCTAGAAACCTATCTCCAACAGATATGTTCCAACAGACGGCACCTGTGGAAAATTTATATGATAATGAAGATGAGGATGATGAAGTATGGAATTAGAACAGATTATTCATGTCTTTGAACAGTTCTGCGGAATATCTTTTGTGTTATATGTGATTGTTTTCCTAGCTTGGTTATCGCTAAGAAAAATTGATCGTGAACATAATAAGGTATATTTAAGCAAATATATAGACGTATTAGAGGAAATATTAGAAGCTATTATGAAGCCTATGAAAGTAATTACGACATTATGGGTTATCGTAGCTTTCGGAATGCTTATTTATCAGCTGATTTAATTCCATATAATAATTTTGGCAAAGAACCGAGTGGAAGGTTCTTTTTATTTTACGGGAATATTTGACGAGAACCGATTTGGCAGGTCGGTTCTTTGTCAAATTTATTATACACAAACTAATGATTCACTAAGCATATAATTGTTAATGGAAAGGGTGTTGATTACATAGAGAGCTAATAGGAATAGAATAGGTTTCTATTAGGATTGGCACACTAATAGTTGGAATTAAATGTTGATTTTATTTCTATTAGTTTACGGAATACAGCTATATAAAAATAATGAGTATAGAGAAAAATAAGACAGTTTAGAAAGGAAGATGAAGAATGAACCTACAGTTGGTAAAAACGGAAAATTTTAACGATATAACGTGTGATTTTTATAGTGCTGAGGACGATATTTGGATGACAAGAAAGCAGATCGGAGAAGCACTGGAATACAGTGATCCACAGAAAGCAATTGATAATTTACACAATAGGTATAGAGATAGACTGGATAAATATTCAGTTACCCTCAAACTGGGGGCTACTGATAACAAGAAGTATGATACTACACTTTATAGTGAACGTGGCGTGATGGAAATTTGTAGATGGAGTAAACAACCGAAGGCAAATGCCTTTATGGATTGGGCATGGAATATTATCAAAGCTTATCGTCATGGAAATTTAAGAACAGGAACTCCTGTGACAACAGTAGAACGGTTTCTTACAGAGCAGACAGAACTTATGAAGCAAATGGAAAGAAACAATGAACGTCTGTATAACATCACTATTAAAGGTTTCAATCAGTTAGCAGACATTGTTAAAGAAATGAAAGCGGAGCGGAAAGAACTGTATAAGCAGATTGGCAAGCCTACGAAAGATATTCCAGTTGTGGATACGGAAAATGCTATTGCAGAATACAAACTTAATGAATGGAAATCCAACGTGTATTCAATCATCAATGATATTTTGAAAGAATCTGATGAGTTAGGAACTACTACAAGAGATATTCTTAAAGAGACATATAGGTATCTTACCAACACATATGGAATTGTGTGGGAGCAGGATCGAAAAGAATACAAAGAGAAGTATAATATCGGGGAAAGAGGTAATGTACCAACGATTGATCTTTGCTATGACAAATATCCTGACCTATTGGTTAATTCATTGGAAAAACTTCTGCGACAGTTCCGAAAAGAGAACGCACAGCCTGATTGGGATGAAATGAAGATTAAGATTACCAATTATGCTAATCACATTGGAAATAAATCTAAAGGTGGAACTTCTGTTTATCGGAAAATCTATAATAAGATGACAGAGAATGGCGTTAACTGGGATGAATATGCTCATGGACTGTCTAAATCTCAGCTTATTAAAACAAATGCAACTTTATACAACAGATTTTACGAAGCTGCGGTGGAAATTATTTCAGAAGAATAAGGAGTGTGATATAATTATGAAACAAAACAGAAAAGGAGCTGTCTCGGATGGATAAATTAGAAAAGAGAAAAGAAGAAGCTAAAGAATATAGGAAATTAGTTGATAAATGTTTAGCTTTAATGGATAAATATGTTGGAGTAACATTTGGAATTCCTGTATGGGTAGATCGTGGCTCTCATACACTAGAATTTAAAAAGAATGGAACTGATGAATGGAGACTCCTAACAAAAGAAGAAGTATCTAATATTATTGAAAAATATGAGATATTAGATTCTGTAGCAGCAAAGATTACAAAAGAAACCAATATGGGATATTGAAATGAAACAAATATTCAATCAGAAGGAGTGATGGAAAAATGAATATATTAACATTAAAAGGGAACGGAAAATCTAAATTTCTCAGTGATTTTATTGATAGTTCTCGATCAGAAAAATGTTTTGTAATCATATTTGAAGATGAAAATATTTCTCGCAGTCTGTTTTCAAGATGTGATAATTTTATTTTAGATGATTCGCAGAGCATTAAAGAGGAAATGGAAAAATATTTAGGAATTGTTGAGAATTGGAGTGACAAACTGGAATATTTAATAATATATAGTATAGATAAATCCGAAAAAGATATGATCAATTTGGATGTATATTATTTATTAAATCAGGTTAAAGATCAACCGTTCTTTAAAGAGCTAACTTGCATTGTAGCTTGTAAGAAATAAAGGAATTAAAAAGGAGTGTTTAAAATGGAAAAATCTAAAGCATATACATCAGAAAAACCATATATGTGTGTTTATGAAACAAAAGAGGATGGAATTGGCTATGCGACATTTGATAATGAACAGAGTTTATTAGAATTGTTAAATGAGTGCAGAGAAAACGGAGATAAGATTTTAGATGCTTGTAAGGTTGAGGATCGTTATGAATTCAAAGATGGAAAATTTGAGTCTAAATATCAAAGGATGTATGGATATGCAATTATCAAAGCGCTTAAAGACAAGAATAAGGAATTAGGTAATAAACTAAGAAAAGTAATTGATGAAAGGATCGCTATAGAAGAAAAACTAACAGATACAAATATGCCGTATCAAAAATATATGTATTTATTGCGTGATAAAGAGGATATTGAAAAAAGAGAAGCAAAGTTAAGTCAAAGGAAACAAATCGTAAGAGATATATTAGATGTCTGCTATGAAGCGGTATGGGAATGTGACGATCGTATAGATGAAATGAAACTTTGATAGAAAGGAAGTTGGATAAATGAGAGAAAATGCCAGGAAAGAAGGAGATTATATAATATCAGAAGATGTTCTTGGAACATCATATAAACACCCATCATTTGGAATGTTATCATTTAGCCGTACTCATGGTGGACATAGTAATTTATTTGGTAGTAGTATTCAGCATAATGATACAATTCATATGGTGTTGAGAGAAGGAAAGGTCACTAGAGGATTAAATGATGATTGGTATGTTGGAGAAGATGAGATTCTGGAAGTAGAAATGTCGCAATCACAATTTGCGGAATTAATTACTTCTATGAATGTTGGAACAGGTACTCCATGTACTATTAAATATTTACGTGGTAAAGGACGTATTAACGAAGCGGATTTTATCAATAAAAGACAGCAGATAACAAATGAATTTAAAGAGTCTATGAACAAGCGTATGAGCGATGCAAAAGAATTTTATGATGAAGTCAAGGAGCTTTTTACTACGAAGAAATCTATTGGAAAAGGCGATCGAGAAATGATTCTGAGAAGACTTGCCAACGTGACTCAAGGTATGGAATCTAGTTCAAAATTTATTTTTGATCAATTTCAAAATCAGATAGACAAAACAATTACAGAAGCTAAAGGTGAAATCGAAGCCTTTGCCCAGAATAAAATTAATGCAATTGCTCAACAGGCTTTAGTAGAACAGAAAGAAGATATTTTAAAATTAGAGAATCCTGTTGATGTAAATCATATGGAACTTGATGAAGAATAAAACGAAAATTTGATAGGTGGTGGTAAGAATGGTGGATTTGAATGATCACAAATGTACGTTTGAATATACAGATGATGAACTGTTGGAGCAGGGAAAGTTAGACATTCAGGTAAGATCACATGGAATAAGAGACGATAGAACTTTTTTAGAACAATATATAGTCTTGGAAGAAATCGGCAAGCGATGGATTCGAGAACATGAAAATATGAAGAAAGAAAATATCGTGAGTAATCAGTTCAAAAGCTGGAGCGATGATAAGTTGTTGAAATTTTATAAGGAACGAAAAGAAATTTATAATGGAAATTTCCCTATCTCGTATATTAATATGTTAGCGGAAATTTCTGATCGTTGGATTAAACAGAATGAAATTAAAGAGATAGAATTAGAAGAAGGTGCTAAATGAGAAACCCAATAACAAAATGTCCGCACTGCGGAAGTGATCGTGGAATGGCTGTTAAGTTTAAAGCTAATGGAACCAATATATACAGTTTTGATGGACATTTTCAAGATGAAGAAATTATTGAATACTGCACATATAATAAATCTATGACATGCTGTGACTGTGGTAAACGTATAATGAGTTATGATGAATTTATGACGCATTATGCAATTGATGAATTAACAGGTGAACATTTAAAACAGTGAAAGGAGAATTTTATCTCCATATATAGAGGGGAGTGATGCCATGAGTAACACAGGATGGATTAAACTCCATCGGAAAATTACAGATCATTGGCTATGGGAAGACAAACCATTTGCCAGAGGACAAGCAATGATTGACTTACTTATTCTCGCAGGTTATAATGATCAACCTAAGTATGTTGATGGAAACTTAGAAACAGTCGAGCGAGGATCGATGGTTACTTCAATCAGAAGATTGTGTGATCGATGGGGGTGGAGTAATTCAAAGGTTATCAAATTTTTAAAGACACTGGAAAACGACAGTATCATACATGTAAAAAGCGACACTAAAAAGACGGTCATAACTATAGTAAATTACAGTGTTTATCAAGGTTTTGTAGACGAACAAGCTACACAGAAACGACACCAAAACGACGCAGAAGCGACACATAAAAAGAAAGTAAAGAATAATAATAAATATA